ATCCCCGGGTTCCCGTGCTCCGACAGGATCGTTCCTTGCCCAGCGCCGACCTCGACGCTCATGGTGTTCGCGGCCTCGACGCCGGCCGGGTGGTCCTGTATCCGACGCCGGACACGCCGAATCGTCGCCTCGCCTACCTGGCGGGCGACCTCTTCGCGGATCTGGCGTCGGACGTCAGCGACGCCCGTGATGGGTCCGTTACGCCGTACGTTCGCCCGGATCGGCACTGGTGACCATGTCCTCGGTCACCGGCTCATCTTCCGGTGTTGCCGGTCGTCCACCATCCACCGAATGATCGGGGAAGGCAGGCCGGGACATGCGGTCAAGTGCCAGCTCCGCGACAGCAGCGCGGATCTCGTTGCGGCCCATCTCGTCTGTGACGGTGACACCGCGGGCGCCCGCGTACTTCGCCCAGACGTCACGGGACGCGTTCCCCTTCGGTGTCTCGATGGCCGGCGCGTCGACGGGCAGCGCCGTCGGGTCGTCTTCCTCGAAGAACTCCGTAGGGTCGATAACCGGACCGTGTGCCGGGTCAGCGAGATCGACGACGGGCGAGTGCGCCGGGCCGCCAGGCAGCTCGCCCGTGCGCATCGTCTCCGCGATCTGCCCTGGCGTCTGCGAGAGCACGTGCACCGGCGGTGCAAGCTCCGGCGCATCCGCGGTCACGATGGTCACGGCGCTCGCGGGACGCCGACCCTTGACGCCGGCCGGTGGCACGTTCTGGTGTGGTGCGGCCTTCGCCTGGTTCCGTGCGATCATCCCGAGTCCGACGCGGCGGGCGACGGAACGGATTTTGCCGTCCGGCGTACGGACGGCCATGCGGTCAGCAGCAGACATCGAACCTCCCTGTGATCGTCCAGAACCCGCCACCACAACCGCCCCCAACCACGGGGGTCCAAGTCGTGACGACGATAGCAGCGTCCCGCAGACGCTGAACCTTCGGCGCGCAACACCGGATCGCACGGAAGATCCCGTCAGCGTCGACGGCCTGCCGTGCGGCGTCGGCCTGCACCTGCTCGACGGTGGGGAACTGCATTTCGTCGGTGGGCTTCGCCATGCACCGCACGGCACCGACCTGCGCCGACCACACCCACGCGTCACACCCGACGGTGCCCGTGTTCGTCGGGTGCGGGTTCAGGCCCACGATGGCGGCGTAGAGCTGCCCGTCAGAGCCGTCGGCGCAGTCGTCGACCTCGCACGAGTCGAACGGCACTTCAGGCCCGGGGTACACGGCGACCCGGCAGAACGGGTCCAAGACGCAGTCGGCCCCCGGGAAGTCGCTGGCCTCCGAGTCGTCGTGCGTCATGATCTCCAGCAGATCCGACAGCAGTTCGATGACGCCGACGACGGGTGCCGCGCTCACGATGAACCCGCCGAACCCATGCAGTCGTTACCCGGGCGCGGCCACGTCAGCACCGTCTGCTGCACCAGCTCCGGGCTGATGATGGACGGCGTCGCGGCGCCGGCGAAGCGGGCCTGTTCGATCCACGCGTCGATCTCCCAGATGCCCGTGCGCAGGTTCACCAGGTTCTCGAACCGGTCGTTGAACCCGATCGTCACCCCCTGCCGGGTGATCGTCTGGATACGGCGCGGCAGCCGGCAGTCGTCCTTCCGTAGGCACGCCTTCAGGAACTCGCACATCAGCGTGCCGGTGATCAGCTCGACCCCCGCCGGCGGGCACTTCCCTTCCAGCACGGTGATGGACCACGTGCCGGGGCCGTCGATCTTCCCCAGCTCTTGGCAGATCGGCCACCGCCCGCCGTCGGTGCGCACGACGCGCGCGCCGTCGTACACCGCGACCATCCCGCACGGGTCGTAGTCGACGCCGTCGAGGCGCACGTTGAGCACCTGCGACACCCCGGGCAGGTAGACCTCACTGACCTCCGTGCACTGGCACCCGCGCTTGCACTTCCCGCAGGACATGTTCACCCAGTCCAGGGAGTTCGCGAGCCGGTACGGGCGCGTCACACCCGTGCCGGCGTACCCGCCGCAGCAGTTCGCGGCCGGCGCGCAGTTCTCGCGGCACGGCCGGTAGGTCCGCGGGCACCCACCGTAGATCTTCCCCGTGGCGGTATAGAGGTAGTTCGCGGCCCACTGCTCCGCCATGATCCGCAGGCCCGGGTTCATGCTCTCGAAGTCCAGGTTGCAGCACTCGTCACAGATGAACGGGGCCGGCCAGCACGCGTCACCGCACGACACGAACCGATCACCGGGCGACTCACCCGGGGACTCGTCGGCCAAGACGTCGAACGCCGTTGAGAACGCGGAAGAGAACTCGGCCATCAGACGATCGCGCCCGTAGCGTCGACCCAGTTCGCGCCGTCCCACCAGATCGCATGACCGAGCGTCGTATCGAAGTACATGAATCCGATAGCGACGGTCGTCGGTCGCTCTGCTGTGGTGCCGTCCGGTGAGGTGGTAGGGGTCCGCGCCACCAGGATCGCGCCCATGCTCACGTGCGAGTCGATGACCCACCCCACGAACGATGACGTCGTTGACGCTGTGAGCGTCCCAGCGGACGAGCCGTAGACCCGGGTGCCGACGCTGAGCGCCGCTGTGTTCAGTTCACGCACGAGACCGAACGTAGTGACCTTGCCGTTGCTGTTGTTCGCGATGTCGTGCGTCGTCACACCGATGGACCTGCCCAGCCCGTCGTCTAGCCCTATGGTCGGCAGGTTCCCGGTCGCTCCGGTGATCTGCACGGCACTGCCGTTCAGGATCGTCGCGCCGGAGTTGTTGCGTACGTTCACCCACTGCTCGTGCCCAAGCTGTAGGACGACGCCGTCGATGTCCGACATCAGCTCTGCGATACCGTCCGAGTCGTTCCAGTGCATGTGACCCGGCGTGTGCACCGGGATCGGTGGATTGGTCTCGAACAGCAGCCCCTCGATGGGGTCTGTGCCATCGGTGCGGCCCCACAGCGCCGTGACGGCGGCTCGCACGTCAGCGGCGCTGATCAGGCCGTCGTCGTTGTCCGGCAGCATTGCAAGGATCTCCGCGAGCGTCGCCATGGTCTACGTCCTTCCGGTGGGTGCAGTTCGTCAGGTCACAGAATGACCCGCGAGCGCCGATGGTCCGTCTCTCGGCGCTCGCGGGTCATGATGGGTGTCAGGCCGGCACGAGGCACGGGTCAACGGGCGATTCCAGCGAGAGCCCGACGTATCCGTACTCCGCCGTCGGCGGCAGGCAGTCCTGGCACGTCGCGATGTAGCTGGGCGGGGGAACGTCGGTGGCCATCTTCCGCATGATCGACCCCTGACGCATCGGGTCAACCAGGCGGCCGTCGACGCTCTGCTGAACGTCGTTGTACGGGCCGCGGCCCCAGCCGTGGTTGCCCTTCGCGAACCCCGCCAGCGTGATCGACCAGATGGTGTCGGACCCACCCCACTCGATCTCGCCGTCGAGCTGCCAGTTTTCGATGCACGGGAACAGCGCGTAGCCGTACCGGGCGCCGGCGCCGCAGTCGATGCCGGCCACGCCGGTCCACATCTCCAGCGCCACCTGATTCGTGTTGATGCCGTCCATGACATCGATACCGACGGCGTTGCACGCCTGGTCCATGACGATCGGCCAGCCCGTCAGCTTGCTGATGAACCACGGGTCGACCTGGCACAGCGTGATCGACACGTTGAAGCCCTGAAGCACCGACGGGTCGCGCTCGCTGATGCAGATGTCGCCGTTCGCCTTCCGTTCCAGGATCTCTTCACCCTCGTCGACCTGCGCTTCCGCGCTGACCAGGGTGAACGAGTCCGTCACGGCGATACTGCACGGCAGCCCAGCCGGAGATCCGGGCGAGCCCGGGGAGTCCTCCGGCGGGGGAGGCGTGCAGCAGTCATCGAGTTCGGTGACACGCAGAGACTGAGCCCTGAAGGGCTTGAAACAGGTCTGAGGCATCCTCTACTTCCTTTCTGTGCGCGTCACGGGGACGGGATGGGTTCGAGACCGGGCGACTCGTCGGCCACGTTGCTCCGCGACGTGCACGCCGCGGCGATGCTCGACCCGACGGCGAACGTGGCGCACGGCGTGAACGCCGCCAGTGCGACGCGCTCGTCACGCGCCGTCGCGGTGTTGTTCGCCCGGTTGACGTCTCCGAGCATCCCTGTGGCACCTACGCCAGCCCAGATGGCTGACGTGCCGTAGATCCACAGTTCGTCGCCAGCGACGGGGCCACCGGTCGTGTTCCAGGGCAGGCACGGGTCACCAGGCGAGTCGTCCGCCGGCGAGCCGACCGGCGGCCGGCCATCGAACCCGCCGTCGACGATCACCCGCGTGCCCGTGATGGTGAACAGGTTCCCGCCCTCACGCACGAGGAACGGCCACATCTCCAACGCGAGCTGCGGCCCCACGAGGATGACGCCTCGCCGGCCCGCCGTGGTGTCCGCCAGGGCCTGTTCCAGGCAGCCCACGGCGGCAATGATGTCGTCGAACCCGGTGCCGAGATCGATGGCGTGCGTCTGCAACGACGGGTTCGACAGGTCACCCTGCGCCCGGGGGTTCGCGTCACGGCGAGCAGCCTCACCGGTCAGCAGCTCCCGCGCGAGCGCGTAGCCGGCCGTCGCGTCGAGTCCATCCCGCGCGACGGCCTGCACGTCGATCCCGCCGAACGTTGAGCACTCGACGGCCTGAATCAGCGCAACGGGCCGGAACGTCTCCGTGCCGGCACGCTGCGCGTCCTTCAGCCCCGGGATGTCGCACGGCGGGCACTCGCCCATGACAGTCGGTGTGAGGCACGACGTGTCGTTGAACGAGATACCGCGCTCCCAGCCCTGCGGCAGCGGGCAGGATCCGGAGAGGAACCCGCCCGCTGACGCAGGGGCGCACCGGTCAAGCTCGACCGGGATGGGGATTGGCATTGCTCACCACCCTTCAGCGGTATGGGTGGTGGATCAGACCAGTTCGAGCGCGGGGCTGTCGCTGGTGCACTGCGTGTTGCCGCAGCCGCACCCGGAGGCAACCGGGATCTCGAAGTAGTACGCGCTGCACCCGCGGAAGCACGTCTTCTCGAACGACTCCGCGAACGCCTGGCGGTCGTTCGTGGCGTTCAGCATCGAGTCGTGGATGTCGGTGCCCAGGTCGAGCGTCCCGCCGTCGAGGAACACGAACGCGTCTTCCGGCTGGATGTAGACACCGGCGTCCGCCGGGATCTCGCCGGGCAGCAGAATGCGGTGCTGCTCACCGTCGAACGTGCCGTCGAACGTCCACACCGGGGTGACGCCGACGTCGTTGAGCCACGCGTTGATGGTGGCGTCCGCGAGCTGAAGCGACCCGATGTTGTTGGCGACGCCCAGGTTCGTGATGACCTGGTTGCGCAGGTAGTCACGGATGTACGCGTCCGCGATGACCCGGTACCGGCGGGTCATGTTGCGCTGCGCGGAACGGTCGGCGGCAACGATGCTGTTGATGCCGGTGAGGAACGACGCGAGCGTGTTGCACCCGTCGACGACGCCCAGGTTGACCGACGCGGCGTGGATCTCCTCGATGATCTTCTGCTCTGCGACGCGGTCGAACTCCGCCATGAGCAGCGCGAGCGACGATGCCCAGAACTCCGGCGCGAACTGCGCCTGGAAGTTGCCCACGGTCACACAGCGCACGACGGCGTCGGTGGCGCAGGTCAGCTCTTCGGGGCACAGGATCGGCGGGCAGGGCTTCGTCGGGGACACCCCGGGCGACTCCGGCGAGTCGGCGGCGCACGCGGCCATGTCGTCTTCCAGTGTCCAGATGGACACGTTCTGCGACAGGTCACCGATGCTCATGGCCGGGGCAAAGGTGATCTTGCCGCGCGTGGCCTGGAACTGCGGCAGCGCGTCACGGATCGGACGGCCTTCCTCCGAGCACACGGGGTGCGTGTGGTCGACGTCGCCGGGGCCACAGAGCCCACACGCGGCGGCCAGCGGCGTCTGCTGACCCTGACCAGCACCGAACCACGACAGCATGCGCTGATTGTTCAGGTCGACGTTGAACCCGAGCTGCCGCGACTCGTCGAACTCGCGGTTCAGCCGGAACAGGTGGCCCGGGTTGCCCGGGTTCATGATCTGCTTGGCGTGGGTCGAGAACAGCGCGCCCAGCTCGCTGAAGTCGCCACGGTCAAGCTCGAAGTTCGACGCGACACCGACACCCTTGTGCCGAATGCCGCGCTTCGCGACGGGTGCGGGGGCCTCCGGCACGCGGTCCTTCGCCATGGCCTTGATGCGCGCCACGATGGACGAACCGGTCGACGCGGCCACGGGCTCCGCGGCCTTCGGGTCAGCGCCCGCCGGATCCGTGTCGCCCGCCTTCGGGTCGTCGCCGGCCTTCGGCTCACCGCCGTTGGCGTCCGCTGCGGCCTTCGCGTCCGCTGCCGCCTTCGCGTCGTCGTCGTCGAAGATGCCGGTGCGCAGGGCCTTCAGCTCTTCGCGAGCCTTCTTGTCCTCGTCGGCGCGCTTGTCCAGCTCCTTGCCGATGGCCTGCACGCCGGCGTGCAGCTCCTTCGCCAGGTCGAGATCCGGCGTGTCCGCCTTCGTCGCGGCGTCGAGAGCTTCCTTCAGCTCCGTCTGCGCTGCGTTCAGGTCGGCGGTGGTGGGCTTGTCGTCGCCGTCGAGCGCGGCGAGGATCTTGAGCGGATCGGGCTTTGCCATGTCTGTTCCTTTCGACAGGGCACGGAATGGTCACGTGGCCTGCCTGACAGACAGTCGCCTACCCGGATAGTAGCGCCTAGGCTCGCGCGTGTCCGGCACCCCGTGGCCATCTGGGTTCCCGCTGGGTGCCGTACATCACTGCGCTAGCGTCTCGACGTGCCGCACGAACGTGAGCTGGTCACGCTGGTAGGTGATCTTCGCCGCCCGCTTGCGGACGTCTGCGCTCGCGGCCTTCCACGCCTTCGTGTCGGTCATGAGCTGGTTGACGGTGCGTGTCCACTTCGGGATGTCGGTGCGGGCCACGTAGATGCCGTGGCCGCCCATGGCTTCCCTGATGCCCGGGTCGTTGGACGCGATCAGCGGGATGCCGGACACGGCCCCCTCGACGCCGACACGCCCGTACGACTCGGAGCGAGACGGGAACACCTGCACGCGGCACTGCGCGTAGAACTCGCGCGGGTCCATGAACTCGACCAGCTCGACGTTCGGCAGTCCCTTGAACAGTGAGACGCCGTTGCCGCGCCCGTCCTTCACGACCAGGAAGCGGTGTTGCGGCAGCGAGCGGGCGACGGACGCGACGACGGCGCCGCCCTTCCACGGCGACGACAGCGACAGCCCGACCTTGCGTCCGGGCTTCGTGCGGTACCGGTCCGGGTCGATCGGTGGCGGCACGACGATCTTCCGGTACCGGCTGCCCTTGTCGACCGCGGCGCACGCGTTCGACGGGTACCAGACCATGTCGGCCAGGCGCAGGCCCGGGTCGTTGGTCTGGTAGCTGTGCTGGAACATCAGCCGCTTCGCTCGTGCACGGTTGATCAGCCCCAGCGTGCCGGACGGTAGCCCGGAGTTGTACAGCACGACGTCATAGCGGGTGTCGGAGCGGTACTGCCCCAGCGGTTGCACGGTCAGGGGTGCGTCGATGGGCTGCACGAACCGGGGCGACGGCACGAACACGTCGACGTCGTGACCACGGAGCGCGAGCGGCACCACCAGCTCGACGACGGTGGTGGCGCGCCCGCGCCCGTACGCGAACCCCTGCGCGAAGACAGCGACCCTCACGAAGCGGTCTCCAGCACCGGCCATGCGGGGTGCACGACCATGTGTGCGGACACCAGCGTGTTCCGGCCGTTCGTCTCGAACGTGGGGATCTGCTCGATGCTCACCGGCGCCCCTGCGGCCTGTGAGAGAAAGCCCGGATCGATGGTCGGAACGATGCTTCCGGCCACCGCGAGGCGCCCGCTGCCATCCTCCCACGCACGTACCCGCGCGACGACGGTGGATGTGTCCTCATGGATGCGGCGGACGTCCGACGCCGTCATGCCGGCGTACAGATCCGCGTGCTTCCCGCCGGCGGTCAGGACACCGGTGCGGATGACTTCCCCGTTGTCGAGCGTCGTGGTCCATGAGTGGAAGTTGGACAGCTTCGGGTCCGGGTCGGGTTGGTACCGCTGGCACCTGGTCATGTCGCCGTTGCGGAAGCATCCCTGTCCAGCGATGTGTCCAGTGATGCGCCCGTCAGGGTGGAACGTGAGCGGCTGCATGGCGTTGCCGCGCGCGTCCCACTTCGCGAAGTGGTCGGCGGGGTAGACCACGGCCTGCGCGACCGTGGTGGCCGCTGCGGCGATGGGCTTGTCTGTGACGACGACGCCGTCAGGCGCGGTCAGCAGCGTCGGGCACGTGTCGCAGTCGGCGCTGCCCCGCATGCGCTGGCTGAACCGCTGCGCGAGCTTCAGCGCCCCGTACCGCTTCAGGGGGTCCATCAGTCGTCGTCCTCTCCGGAGTCACTGAACGGGCACGGTGGCCACGTCTCGTCTTCGTCGCGGATCTGCCCGTACAGGGAGCAGATACGCGCCTCGATGCCGGGGACCTCGTCCGCTGGGATGTCCGCGGCGCCGACTCCGCGCCCGCCGGCGGTGGCCGCGACACCCCGGGGCACGATCCGCAGTTCGCCGTCGATGACGTCCGCGAACCCCAGGGAGTAGGCGCCCATCGTGGTCGGGTCGGCGTCGGCGTCGCGGTACAGGAACGCGCGCGACACAGCTTCCGTGTCCACGTTGCCGCCCTCGTCGGTGTACAGCTCGAACACGCGCCGTCGCGCGCCCGCGCCGTCCCACTCCAGGTCCCGCGCTGCGATCGGTAGGTCAGTCGACCCGATCACCGCGGCGGCTAGTGCCTTGTCGACGAAGCCCTGCCGCAGCTTCGCCAGCTTGAAATTCGCCAGTGCATCGTTCACGCTCGTCATCCTCCCAGGGTCGGTTGAAGCTGTGACCATCCCGTGTCGACTCGCACCAGCTCCGCCGGCGCCGCGACACACTCACACCCCGCATGATCCCCGGGGAACGCGAGAAACCCGCCAGCGAACACGGGAATCTGGTCCACCAGTGCGTCTTTCAGGGACAGGTGTACCGGGTGTGGGTGCAGCCCCTGGTACAGGTGCAGCCACCGGTACAGCGTGCCGCCACCAGCCGATTCGACCGGTGCGAGCTGGTGGTCACGTCGCAGAACTGCCATCGTCGACGCCGCCAGCGCTATCCCGCTGACGGCCCCCCCAAAATCCGACGCTTCACCTCCGCCGGCAATGGTCGCGATCTGCCGGGCCGACATGCTCGCCTCCGCCGTGCCGGTGCCACCGCCGCGGATGGCCGCGACCACCGACCCGACGGCGGCCAGGAACGCTTCACTGGCGCCGATCACGCGTGGATCCTCTGCGGTCGACGTCGGGATGTCGATGCCCATGGCGCGGATCCTGCCCTGCGCGCGGGTGATGATCCGCAGCACCCGCACCAGGGCTTCCTGCGCGGTCTGTGTCAGCGTCGCTTCG